CATGGCCGGGTGTACCACACGATGCGCGGGCTCATTGACCGGGTGGGGCGCACGCGCTCTGTGGCGGGCTCTGGGGCTACGGCCACCACGTACACCATCACGGGTAGGTGCTTCCAAAAGATTTGGGAGCAAACGCCCATTTGGTTCAACCGTTTTGCGTTGGAAAATATCGAGGGTGGCTGGGCCTACAAAATCTATTCGCACATCCCCAACCTCGGGGGAGCGCCGGATGAGGTGGTCAAGGCGTTCCTGTTGGGTTGGTTTGAAAAGCTGGGTAATGCTGGCCGGGTCAATTGGGATACTCCCCCGACGCTACCCAACACCACGGGCAATTTCTTTACGGATATGCAGGGTTTCGGGTTCAACAACAGTGGGTTTACGAACTACCCTCCGAGAGTTGCGATTGACCCTAACCTCATGAATCCCAGCGGGACGCTTTGGAGTTTGGCGAAAGAGTGGGCGGATCCAGCTTTTTGCGAGCTGTTTTGCGATTTGGGGAAACAGTACACGCAACTTGGTCCAGAAGAGGAGTTGTCTCCGCAAGATAGCACGCCTTGTGTGTTTTTTCGGGATCGTCCGTTTCCCCTCTCTGGATATGTGTTGGATGACACAGGCACTCCCGCGGAGGCACTGGGTTTGGAAAAGGAATCCGCGTGGTTTACGTTGCCCTTGCACATCATCAACCGGCAAGAGATTCAGCAAGAGGATGTGGGCCGTGAGGGAATCGAACGCATGAACGCATTTTTCGTGAGTCCACAACTCCAACAAGAGATGTTGCAGGCTGGCGGCCTGGATATGATGCAGCCGCATTGGAATACCGAGGACATCAAACGCCATGGATTTCGACGGTATGACATCAGTACCCGCTACAAAACAAAAAACGCGAATCTTCTAACGCTTTCGACAGTCCAGCGGCTCATGCTCCGTGATTGGTATTCCATGAATCCGTATTTGCTATCTGGATCGTTTAGCCTGGGTCACGGCCGTCCAGAGATTCATATTGGCACGCGGATCCGAATTCCGGCTGATAACGGAGATGTGACCGCGGATGAGACGTACTACGTTGAGGGCGTGAGCAACAACTGGCAATTTGGGGTTGGGATTCGTACTGCCCTCCAAGCCACGCGCGGATTCATTGGCACGGATGATATGCTATTGCAGGCTATTCGTGACGCCACCGGAGGATTCAGCACGCCAAGTCTGGATCGTAAAGTACCGGAAGAGTTTGCGGCGGCATGAGGTAGATGATGGCGACCAATCAATCTGGAATCCAATGGCGTACCCAGGACAAGCGGGACGCTCGTGGATCATCTCAGGGGCTCATGCTTCGCGGGGTGGTGGTGGCCACCTACGTCATTGACGATCCGCACTATCCAGTGCCCGAGGTTGCAGATCCCGCGGCGGCCAATCCGGTGTGCGTGTATTGCGATGTATTGTGTTACACAGCTATGCCAGGCATGCGCTGGGTACCAATCCTCAAGGCGATGGTGCTACAAGACAAGGGATCCATCCACAATGGCCGCGTCTGGAAACCCAAAGCCGCCACCATGGATATCACAGGCAACAAATTCAACGTGGATGGCGCAACCAACCCAGCGCATTACGATGGCGATCATGTGCTGGTGGGATTCATTGACGGCAACAGAAATCAGCCGGTCATTTTGGGGGGCATCCCGCATCCCAGCCACAATATCGGCAACCTGGACCGCTCCAAAGGCCATCGCAACCGGCTTAAAGTGGCGGATGGTGATCCGGATTTCTGGAAACACCACGGCACGTTTTTCGGGGTAGACACCAACGGTGATTGGCTGGTGGACACCACGTTTGCGAATGACGGGACGTGGGATACTGAGGGGAATGAGCCTGACCCTCCCACCGATGGCAAAGGCGCGCAAAAGGCCCTGTTGCCCCTGGCCGCTGAGCATCGGATAGAGTTTTTCGATATGGCCGACCCGGACTCGCCGGCCTCCAAGGCATTCCAGAGTCTCAAGAAAGCCAGCTATGAGTTGAGCTTGGATGAGGCCAAGGCGGTTTTGAAAGTGGCCGCGGCGGCGCTGGAGCTGTTGTTGGATGGGGCCACGATCAAGGCGGAGGGGAAGGATGCCACGGCCAAGCTCACGTTGGGAGATGGCGCCAAATCGGCGCTCATCGCTGAGGCCTGGAGTACCTTTTGGGATAACTCTTTCAAGACGTGGGTGACCACGCATACGCATCCTACTGGGGTTGGTCCTTCCGGGGCGCCAGCAGAGGCACCGGCTTTTCCGGCCTACTCGGGATCATCAGCGACTTCAAGCCACGTGAAATTTCCAGATATGTAGTATGGTGCGCTCATGGCGATGACTCCAGCCACGCTCTCCACGGAGCTTCAAAAGATTGCCAACACTGAGGATGAGGCCGTGGTGCGATCTGGCTGGGCATCGGCATACACCAAGTACATGAAAACAAGCGCTGTGCTGGGGGTATCTCCGCTCAGTGAGGCCGTATTGGCAGGGGCCAAGTCTACAATGGATTCCGCGCTGATTGGTATCTCTACGCCAAAAACGGCGCTGGTCGCGGCCCAGCTCATCGTGGCGGCGGTCAAAACCTTTTGGACTACCGCATTAGCGGCCGGCGTAACCGTGTGGGTTACGATTCCACCGCTCGTACCCACACCAGTCACGTTACCTACCAACCTGTTGTTGCCCCCCGTAGAGCTGGTAGTAGCACAAGCCCTGGAAGCGGTATTCACAGCCAACACGTCAGGCGGACTTTCCAAGGAGGCTTGCTATGCCGCTATTGCCGCGGTGCTGCATCCGGCTGGAGCTGGAGCGACTGTGACGCAAGCAACCTTACCCAACCCAACTCCCGGGAACGTGGTGACCTGAGGTAATCATGGCAATCAGCGCACTCAATTTCACGTCAGAACGCTTGCGCCAGATGTTTACGGCTGACGACAAGTTTTTCAAAAAGATGCTCATGTTTTTCGAGCTGAAAGTGCCGGCCGAGGTAGGGCTATTTGGCACCTCGTATCTTTTTCCGCTCATCGTGCCCCCCCAGAGCTACACGCTGGAAGAGCCATTCACCTTGGAATCCACGCCCACGCAAGGCGGTGGTTTGTATATCGAGGAAAATGGAATCGTGCAGCGGATGATCCGTATTTCCGGCACCACGGGTTTCAAACCGCGGAGACTTCCCCTCACGGCCAATGGCCCACAAGCGCTATTCGCCGTTTCTCCTGAAAAGCGATCTCATGGACGTATGCTCAGTTCTTTTGTCCTGTTGGCGATCTCCGGACAAAAGCACCTACAGTATCTCCAAGATGCTGTTTTCAGAACCTACGCGGACCTCAAACGAGATCCCAACACGGCCGAGGACACTAAGCTCATTTTCCACATTCCCAAGGATGATGAGCATTGGCTAGTTGCCCCGCAAAAGTTCACGATAGAGCGCTCATCTGCCAAGGCCACGCTCTACAACTACAGCATTGATCTGTTGGTGATCGATTCGGCTGAGGCAGTGGACCAAAATTTCAGCGAGGATTCATGGCTAGATGCTGTGAAAAACGTGATCCATGACATCAAAAAGGCCATCGACCTGGCACAAGGCGCCATCAATGATCTGACCAAGATTGTCGGGGAGATCAAAGGGTATGTGAAAAATATCGCGGCCATCATTGACGGGGTATCGGGGGTGATCGATGCGGCCAATAATTTTGTGAGCGGCGCCACGGAGCTGCTTGAGTCCCCATTGACGGTGATCAACTCCATGGCCGGCGTCATTGAGTCCTCATTATCCGCGTATGACACGTTGGAGCAATCACGAGACGACATCCAAAAGCTCCCTGAAACCGTCAAGCAGAAGTTTCGAGATATGGAGGATGCGATGGACCGGATCAGCTCGCATCCGGAAGTCACCTCCCCCAGCACAGATACCCAAAACAAAAAAGCGAACAAGAAAACTGATCCGTCTGGGCAGATTCCATTATCAGAGCGCGCTTCTGCGACTACACCAACCACGTTGGCGGAAGTTCGTAAGTTGGGCACTAAGGCCACGGCTGGTGATGTGCAGAGCGCGGATGGCAAATCCAACGTACCCAAGCGGCAATCTCCCACGTATCGTAGTGGTAAACGGCTTTCGATTTCCAAGGGGGACACTCTTGCCAATTTGGCGGCCACCTATTTGGGTGACGCTCGCAAATGGCAGGACTTGGCAGTGGTCAATGGACTCAAACCCCCCTTTGTGAATGAACAGGCCTCTTTGGATCTCACCAAGGCGGATGAGTCTGTACTCCCAGGAGCACTCGGCGTTAGCGATAAGATTATCATCCCTAGCACCTCCAAGGGGCCTATGCAGCTACCGTTGCTGCCTGTGCTGGGAGTGAAGCCCTGGGAAACATTGGATGTGCAACTCTTGGGGCGGGATATCGCCTTGCGTTTGTTATCTGCGGAATCTCGCTTAGGGAAACCGCTCTACGATATTCCCATTGACGTAGAAGGCGGTGGAATTGACGTGAAATTGGTAGGAGGCTTGGACAATCTGAGCCAAGGATTGACCAATCGACTCCACACTGAAAAGGGCACCGATACGCTCTACAAGCGGATGGGCTTGGAGCGCGTGGTGGGCCTCAACATCGCACCGCTGGACTTGGAGACGCTACGTTTTCGCATCTCCCAGGCGATACGGCAAGATGGGCGGATCGCCAGCGTCCGCAAAATAGTATTTCCAGGGCTGGACACGGATGAGGAGCTGGATTCAAGTATCCCCCTAGATGCTGTGGTGAGTGATATCACGGCAGAGGTACGGGGATTCACGGATAGCGCCAATGTGCGACTCACGTTATGAGGTAAGAAATGCCCAAGTTTACCCCCAAATCTCATGAGCAAATTTTGGCCGCCATGGTGGCCAAACTGGTTTCCCGCACCACGCTGAGCGACGTGGGGGACGCCTCCGTGCTCAAGCACATGCTATCGGCCTCAGCGCGTCAGGATGCAGAGCAATACTACCAGATGACTCTCCTCCTCAACCTCTTTTCAATCGACACGGCGACTGGGGAGGATCTGGACGGTCGCGCCAAGGATATCCAACCGGGGCTCATTTCCAGATTACCCTCCAACAAAGCGGTGGGCTCTGTAATCTTCACGCGCAAGGGAGCAACTGGCTCCATTTCCATCCCTGTTGGCACGCGAGTCAAAACAGCAGACGGCAAGGTATTTGTCAGCACCACGCTGGGAAGCATCACACCAACGAGTGCAGAGCAAATCAGCGGTCACGGCGTCGGCCGGGATTCCAATTACGTGAGCGTGGCGGCGGCTGTTGCTGGGGCAGATGGCAGCGTGGCCAGCTATGTGATCAACAAGTTTGAGTCTAAGCCGGCAGGCGTTGAGGAGGTAGTCAATCCCAGCTTGTGTAGTCAAGGCCGCGATTTGGAAACGGATGATAGTTTCCGTGCTCGCTTGAAAGCCTACGTGGCGTCATTGGCCCGATGTACGGTGGGAAGTATCGAAGCCCAGATTATCGGACAACAAGATCCGGTGAGCGGTGCTACCGCTCTGTTTGTGAAAGTGTGGGAGGATCCGATAGACCGGGGCAACATCCTGGTCTACGTGGACGATGGCACCGGCACGGCTGAATCCATCGCCTACACCAAAACATCACTGACGGGCACCTGGACCTGGAATGGCACTACCGCAGTGCTCACCACGAACACCTTTGGCGTGGTGGCAGGGGAATTCATTGGCAAGGATAGCGATCCTACCCTCTATTTCCAGATTCAGAGCATCGTGCCCAACACAAGCGTCACCATCCTCAATCCTGGGGCGGCAACCATACCCACGGGTGCAGGCGCCAGCTCCAAGGCTACGGAAAACGTGACGCTGGGCTTGGCCGGGCCGCCTCCAGATACGGCTGTGGGCGGGGAGACAACGCTATGGCTCAACAATAAGCCCGTGAAAGGCACGGACGTGGTGGCCATCACAAGTTCTACCCGTGGGCTCTTGATTCGCAACACGGACTACCTGTTGCTTGACGCTACCGGCCAACTCGATTTCTTGACCCCCCTTGTTACCGGAGAACGGATTGAGGCGGCTTACACCTACAACACCGGGCTCATCGCGTTTGTTCAAAAAATAGTGGATGGGGATCCAAATGATCGATTGACCTATCCAGGGCTACGCGCGGCCGGCATCTACGCATTGGTCAAGGTGCCCCAGGTATTCTTGCAAAACGTGACGGCCACCGTCACGGTGTCAGAGGGGTATGACCAAACTGAGGCCAAGGACAAGGTGCGTCAGGCGATCAAGGACTACATCAACACGTTGCCAATCAGCGGGGACCTCATCCGTGCGACGTTGATCCAAGCCATCATGGGGGTGGAAGGTATCTATGACGTGATCCTTACCACGCCGGCCGCAAACGTGGCCATTTTGGATGATCAAATGGCTAGGACCACGGACAGCAACATCATCATCGCGTAGGAGCCCCCATGCCAACGCCCATCACCATATACAGCATCTCACGGAGTACCGCGGACGCGGACGGTGGCCAACGCTTGGAGATCGTGGGGGATTTCGTGGATGAGTTTGGGGTGACCTACCAAATTCATGTGGGGCCGGCTGGCGACTACACGGACCCGGCTTGTTACTCTGGAAAGCCGGGATTCAAACAAATCATTGTGCCGCTTAATAGCACCAAGCTCCGGGGGTATCTCCC